GGGGAAGTCTTTTGGGGACCACCCCTATTTGTTCTATATTTCTATGGTATTTTCATACCGATCTATCTATTTGTGTCTTTTTTGCTTATCATGTATTTAAGCGTGTCATATTGGCTGGGTGCTAATATTTTATTTTCTGTGGCTTCGTGGACTGCCAAGAGCATCTCTCGCCAGTCCTTGTATATTGGGTTCGTTGGGATATATCGTGCTAGTGTGTGGGTAACTCTGGCTAAATCATATCCACGGTTGAGCAGTCTGGATTCTCGGACCTCAACGCCGGGATCGTATGATACGACTTCTACGGTGCGGCCTAGTCTTGCCATGACCATTGCTACTTCTGCAGGCGACCATTGGCCTAACATCGCTATTGCGTTGTTGCGCAGGGCTCGTTTGCACATGAGTAGCAAATATGCATCTCTAGCAGGGCCTAGAAACGCATCTTTTGAGTAATGGGGTCTTTTTAGTGCGTATGGTGCTGACAAGCTGTCGAAGTCCATTAAAGTTGTGTAGCGGGTCAACAACCATGTTTTGCCTGCACCATTTCCAGCATATATGTAGACCAACTTGGCAGTGGTTGTGTCTACGTTGTTTGCGTGTAGTTGTATATCGTTTCCGAGTAGAGTCGAAGCATAGCTCCTGAATGCCCAGTTGCTTGCTACGGCTCTTGCGCTCAGTGCATGGATCGGAGCCACATCGCAATAGTTGCTCCATTCTCTTCCATTAAGCAGTGAAGGCAGACTGTCCCACCCGCCTACTAAGGCTAATAAGGCGGGATCTATGCCTATCCGAGCTGCTAACTCACTGTCATTCTTTGGAGCATTGTTGGTTCCATGTATCTTGTAGAATTGTGCCACCTCGGATATACCGAATGGCACTCCACAGATCACCTCAGTGTGCTGGTATATGCGTTTCTTCCGTATTGGCCATTTTACTTTGATTTCATCGCGTAGTTGCTGCTGTCTAAAGCTGATAAAGGCAGCCGCATGTGAATCTGTTAGTAGCAAATTGGTGTAGATTGTCACTTTCCTAGCTGGCAGTAGGGATACTAATTTATGTTGTGTAGCTAGCCAATCATCTGTTGCGTTGCGTGGCCAACTTTTGCGGGGTTCGGGTTTTTCATTCAGCATTGGTGGCTTCATAGTCTGTACGCCCCAGAGTGGATGCTGTCTTTCGGGACTGCGGAAGTCCCACCACTCGAGATTGATCCAGTTTGCAGTTTCTGTGTCGCTCTCCTTAACGCGCATGATCGTATCTAGACAGGCAGTTGCTATGTGTTGTGCCGCTTGTGGATTGAGTCCACGCACGACGCACTCGAACATATTGTCTGAGATTCCGTTAATCATACCGCTAAACCAGGTGGCTTTTGGCACATACCAATTCCCGCTTGCCAATGTAGCAATCAAGCTCGCTAAGGGACGTTGGAGATTGGATGTGGGATAAGCCTGGACCTGTAAATATTGGTGATGTTGTACTCCTGCTTGTTGTTTGATGGCATTCAAGTCGTGTCCCATCATAACTAGCACTTTTCCGTATGTAACTGCAGACAATAAATCTGCGAAATGTGTATCTTCATCGTCTCCTGCCAAGAATATTTCATCTGGTACAGCTAGACGTGCTGGATATCCGATAGCCTGGCATTCTTCTAGTGCGATTAACGCATCACATCTGTGCTTGGCCGAGTTCATGGCCATTGTGTCGCGACTACCGCTATACATTCCAGATATCACGCGACGCCAGCCAACGTCTGGGAAGCGGATATAGGAGGCATGATAGCTTTTGGCCACCCATAAGCATGCTTTGGCCTTTTCCACACTAATACTATCACCTAAGTGTGCATAAGCCTTTGCTCGCAGTAGCACCATCAATTCTTGCTCTTCAAGTGTATGCAGTCGGTTATAATCTGAATAATCTGTACTGACCCAGTAGCCATTGCTGAGAGAGCTGGCGTTTACCCAGGTCAGAAAGTCTTCCGGTGTTTGGCGTGCCTGGATGCCATGGATGGACATACACTTCTCCATGTTCTGGCTCGCGAACATGCCAACCAACATGGGCACGTCGTCACTCGCATACAACGCCCTTCGCTTATTCCCGGGTTCATATTTTGTACTAGCTCTAGCTGCGTTGACTGGAGCTGTGCGCAGAGCATATAACATTGCGTCGTAATCTAGCGCTTCAAAAGTGCTCTTTTTAGTGGGGCGATCATTGGCTCCCATTCTGTCGTCGTTGCGCATCATTTGTTTGATCCAGGATGCGCTAGTACTTCCTGATGGCATGAAATGATGTCGTCTGTTCCACCACTCACGTTGTGAAGCATAGTCATGTCTGGATGCCATGCCGGCTACTACTTCTTGTAGGTAACCATAGCCAACTCGTGCTAATGCTTCCATGTAGTTCTTTCCAGTCACTGTGTTTTTGTAAACTGCGCTGCCACAGCGGTTAGCGCGTTCTTGCTGCCAATCTGCGTCTAGGTCACGCCTGATTGTACAATTGAATAGTTTTCGTAGCAAGTATACGTCATCCGTCTTATTGCTGCCCAGCATGCCTGCTCGGAAAACCAATTCCATTTGATCTTTCAGTACTTTGTGCCATTTGATCAGCGGCACATCGAACCAGTGATGTTTTCTCATGTAATTGATCATCCATTGTGGTAGCGAGGTTAAAAACAGCATGGTTCCTGCTATTTCATATTCCATCGAGTCGGGTGACCTTAATGCGACTTGCCAAATTGAGCTGTCCTGGGGTATAAGTCCACCAATCATACTGATGGTGAATGCAAGTGGTGTGCCTCCAATGTGCAAATTTTTTGGATGAGGCCCTTCAACTGGTGTATAAACGCAGTCTTCTGGTAATGGGTCGACATCCAATCTTTCAAGTATTGTTCGGAAATGTTCTACGCCTGCTGTGCCCATTTGGTTGTAGACCATGTAGTGTGCAAGTTTGTTTTCTTTTTTGTTTTTTTGGGTATTCGGGAAGAGGAGAATGTTTTGCAGCTCACTGAACCACTTTATGAACGATAGTGGTCCACAAATGTAGCGGCCGTCGCCTTCGCGATCCCAGTGTCCGCCATAGACTGCTGTAAGGTAGCAGGGTCCACCTCCCCAGATGGCGATGTCATTGAGGGGATTTCCTGAGTGCCATGCACAGTGGTTGCAGTCGCCCCAGAAGCAGGCAATTCCGCTTGCTGTGTGGACGTTATCTCTGCTGGTTTGCTGGATGGTGGTGTTGGTTGTGGCTGACTGGGAGTATCCCAATTCAGAATGGTCGTTACTCCCAAATCGTTCAATATCGACAACGCCAAATCCGGTGAGCTGATCCCAGCCAGGCGCGACATACCTTCCAGCTGTTGTTGGCGCATCAGAGTTGGGCCTAGTGTATCGGATGAACTCTTTTGTAGCGACTTCTTGATCAACGCGACCTCCGAAGCCGTTGGATACCAATAGCCTTTCAGCTGAGATCCTATATCGGCGGCTTTCACTTGTGCTCCCGAGCTCGAGCCACCACTGAGCTCTGTCTGTAAGTTTTTTGAACCTGCTGTTTCAAGAGCTTGTTGTTTCAATTTTCTTTGAGCCTCCAGGTTGTTGTAGACCGCATTCACTCTGTGCGCGTCTCCAGCTATTTCACTTATTTGTTCCAGATCGGGTGTGTCGTTCGCTTCCCATGCGCTTGTGATGAGTGTGGATATCAGTGCTTCCAAATCATCCTCAATCATTTGGCTGTTGTCCGGGAGCTGGGGCTCGATGCCAGGTGCGCGCATAAGACCTTGGCTGACACCATATCCTGCCAGTATTAGTTTCTTGCACTCTTGCGGGGTTGGGAAACGTGATCGTGGGTTATTAGCCAGGATTTCTCGTTTACCTTGGCTGCTCTTGCTTTCCAAATATTCGTCGCTGGTTAGGGCTCCGTGATCATGTAGAGCGCGAGCAGCAGCGCATGCGCCATAATACTGTTCACACATTTTGGTGGCTAGCGTACCACCAGGAGTATTGCCCAGCGCCCATATGAACAGAGAAGCCATGTGTCGGGCCATGCGCTCACGCTGTAGTCTATCTACAGGCAACAATGAATCGACAATGTCGATGTTCTTGACGGCATCATATGCTGGAGATTCGCGATTTGGTTGAGGACATCCATCAACGATAAGTTTAGCAAATTTGCCACAGATATCGACTGGCACGCCATTTTTGTGTAATGAATACACATGCGTGCTGATGCGGTAGTTGCCTGTGCGGTCGGCTATGTCACTAGCCCTTTTTAGAATAATTTCGAGGGCTTGAATGTGTTCTGGTTGAGCTTGTGAATCCGGATTATCGCGCTCCGCCTGCATTTCTGCTTCAGCTAACCGCTGTTCTTTGTCAATCTCAGCATATATTTTGTTGGCTGTGTTTTCAGCCGATCCATCATCATCTGAATCTGAAACAGATCCAACGTCGATGTTGTCTGGGATCTCTTTCTCTTTTTCATAGTCCAGGTCAACGAATGGTTTGGCTGGCAGAGCAGCTATGTTGGGTAGCGGCCCTGCGGGAAGTAGAGCATGTGCTATCGCGATGGGAGCGCCTTCAGGGAGCTCCAGCCACCATTTGTAATGGTAGCGCTGCGATTCGGAATCAGTCATGGCTGTGTACGAAGTCCTATCATCCATTTTGAACATGGGATAGAAGGTTCGGCCTCGAGCATCCAAGCCACTCATGATTTGGAAGTCGCTTGCGACCCCGCGGTAATTCTGCAACACATTGAGCTTGTAGGACGTTAGGTGCATGTCTGCCTCATTGATGATGACAGCGACATCTAACCCATTCCATATTGCCAGCGATGCCAATACTTGATCAAGTGGTCTAGAACTGGCCTCAGTATCTTTGATAACCGAGCCGACCTTACTCCACATGGCTCTTTTGAAGGTTTCGCGAGTAGGCTGAAGCGGATAGAGAGCACCAAAAATCGCTGCATCGGGTGTTATCTTGTTCAGTCTACCAAGCATTTCTTCCCACTGCACAACACGCGCGTTCCATCCAGGCCAAAGAGTATAGACGTCTTCCTTGTATGGTGCAATTGTTGAGAAGATACGTCCCAAGTTGCCTGGGACGATGTCATTTATATGCTTTTGAACGCTCTGCCAAGCACCCGTGGCATGCTGTGTAAACAAAAATCGTCTACAAAACTCTTGCATATCTGTCGCATTAGTCATGCTGTTGTGCCAAAACCAGCCCGCAATACGCCATGCCTGATACCACATGCATAATCCCATCAATGATGCCTTTAGGTAGCTGTTTTCAACTAGGATGGAAATGGCTGGCATGGCCGGTGCTGTGCCTAATGTCATTTCACTCTGCGGGTTAAGCAATAACCCTAAAGCCAAGCATCCCATGTTAGAAGCTGGCAGCTTGTATAAGCAGCGACTGTCAGGAAACAAGGCACAGCCGTTGTGGCATGAAATGGTGGCTGTACCGACAAACTCGATTGCTTCGCTCCACAAGGAAAGGTCAGCATACTTGCTACACCAACGCACAGCTGTGAACCAGACCATTTCTGGTGTAATTGTGATGCGGCGTAGATTAGTTAAAGCTCCTACTTGTACTTTGTTCTCACATATCAATGTGACTTCATTGAGGCTGGGCCAAATTTTCAAAGCCCTGCTTTTGCCCCCAGCCACTGGGATAGGATGCATGGAGCCGGCAAGATACAGAATTGGCAGCACAGCGTTTGCATCTCGCGCATTGGGATCCCACCAAGGAATGAAATCTCTGCCCAAAGCGCCCTGATCTACATTATACTTGATAGCTTGTATGCTATCAATGGTAGTTAGAGTGGGCGGCGTGTTGCAAGCCACAACGGTTACACCGCGATGCTTTGTCCAGACAGCATGCCAAAACAATGCTGCCAGCCGATGTATGAATCGGACAGAGTTGACTCGACCACCATGGACACTGTTAAAAGTAGCCATGAGGGTGGCGTCAACACCAGCAGTTCCAGCGCCTGTTCCCAGAACCTGATTCAGGGTCTGCCAACTTGCTACTGCTCCAGTCGACATGACACTTGTGGCCAAGCCAACAATGGCAGGAAGTAGTGCCACACTGGTGTCACCCCATGCCAAGCCATCTTGGCAAACTAGCCCACCTTTCTCAAAACGCCCGTGCCACTTACGGCCAATCAACTCACTGCTTTTTCGTTCACCGAGGTGAGTTGAGACAAGCTGATCGCGAGCATCAAACACGCCGCCATTGAAGCGAAATGAAGATAGTACTGCATCTTCGCTAAGAGATTCGACGTTGAGAGAGCAAGGTTTGGTTATATCAACTGCTGCCGTTGCGTTGATATCGTGTAAAGGAAGTACGGAATGCGGGTCGAGGCTTTTGCCACTGATGTAAGTCTGTAAGTTACTGGCGTCTTTGAAGCGGTACATTTTCGGAAAGAATTCTTTGGTGAGTAAGTATAAAAACTAGTAAAGAAAGAATTTAAAAGAAATTTAAGTTGAGAAGTAAGTTTGTTGTAATTTGGCAGGAGCCGAGATTGTGGAAGCC